TTAGTCGCTGTTGGTGTGCCGCCACCTTCCCAACACCAAGCAACCATAGCACCTGAAGGCTTGTTAACTACTTCGTTACCGTCATCCCCAAGCGTAAAGCCATCACCATCGAATGACATAAGTGCATCTGATAGACTGCCTTCAGCACCAGTAGCCGCTGGTGTTAGGTCTTTATTTGCGCCTCGCACAACATCAAATGCTTTGGGATACTCAGTACCGCCTCTGCTTTTAACCCAAACAAAAGCTGGAGAAAAACCCAACCCGCTGATGCTTTGCCCAGCGGATGTTCCAGTATAGGTAACAACATTGAACCCCTCAGAAACAACATCATCCTTGAATGTCAGGTGAAAACCATTGGTTCCGAATGTCAGGCCGCTGGTATCTTTTGGAATCCAGATGCCGTTCTTAGTTTCGCCAAAGCTGTCGGCAGTCAGGGCAGTACCGTCAATCATATTAACTTCAGCTATATAGCCGTCAAAAAGATTTGAGGCAGCATAAGCGTCACTACCTATTGATTGTTTAACTGTATTGTTAGCATGAAAATCTTCATTTTGTGATGGTGTAGTGCCATAAGTGTATGATTGCTCAACGCCATTGACATACATTTTAAGTCTATTGCTAGCCGTACCATCTGTGCTGTCTATTTCAACGACTACATTGTACCATGCTGACGTATCCCTAAATAAAGCATCAGTGTAAGCATAAATTTTGTCACTGTTGGATGTATTGCCGTAGACGCCAAGTTTATCATTACTTAAAAAATAAATTTGAAATCTATTTTGAGCATCTGCACCAGCAGCAAACATAGCTTGGTCAGCGGTTATAGTGCTTCGTTTTACCCAACAACTAAAAGTAAATGTTCTACGATTGCCAGCAGACGCAGGAGTTCTTTGTAATCGCTGACTCAACCCATCATCAAACTTCAACGACTGGTCAAGCAGTAGCTTGTAAAAGCCTGTGCTTACTTCACCCGAACCTGCTGCTTGGATTATACTCATGGTTTAGTCCTAAGTTAAGATAGCCGTAGCACCTACAAGAATAGTATTATTCCCACTAGCCGCAGTTACATAATATGTCACAAAGTAAGTGCCTGTTGCACTAAGCGCAGTTAGGATATCTGCATTGATAGCTACATCGGCATGTGCGCTAACTGTATGATTACCACCATTTACAAATTTAATAGAGCCTGATTGACCCGCAGCTTTATTTGTGAAGGTCATTGTGACACTTCCTGCGGTTGTCGTGGTAAAATTATTCGCTGTAGCTAAATCATAAGTCGCATCGTTTTCAGCGGTTATTGTACTGCCGATTGCCCTGCCAACTACTGTAACATCATCATTCACAGTTAAAATTGTTGTGCCTGTTGCAATGGAAGCTACGGTCGCATCCGCATCATTTTTGATAGTAACATCTGATGTAGAGCCTTGCCCTGTAAGAATTAAACCCTCTGCCGCAGTAAAGCCAATCGCTGCATCATCCCCCGCAGCAGTATCTCCTGCGGCTTGTAATGTCCCTGCCGCAACAATATCGGCGGCGGCATTAAATGTACCAGCTATAGATAAATCAGTAAGGGCATCAACTACTGCCGCGCCGCTTCCTGCACCATCCAAATAGACCATAGATACCTGACCATTTGGTATGGTTACATTGGCTCCAGACCCCTGACTTATAATAATACTATACGGACCAGAACTGCCACTATCTGTAGTAGCATTCTCAATTATATGAACTCTGCTATTAGTATTAGGACCAATAGTAATTGTACAGTTAGAGTCTAAAGCACCTGTATACTTAATATACATAGCTCTAGCTGGATCTGTAGATCCATCAGCCACTGTGCTTGTATGAGTATCAGCATTTGTAGTTATGGCTTCTGTGCCAAAACTTAAAGCCTCGCCAATAAGTTCAAGGTTTGTATTAGTTGTTGTTCCCCAAGTACCAGAACCATCGCCAGTACCTAATTCATTAAGTCTTAAATCATTTACATAGGTGCTTGCCATTTTACTGTCCTTATGCCGCTATATCTGTCCAGTTTGGTGTCTGTGACACTGTTACACCAGCCCAGTTTGGTGTCTGTGATGGGATAATTTCCCTGTAGAGTATTTCTTCTCCCACCGCACCTGTTGCCAAAACCCCGGTTGGAAACACGCCTATTGACTGAATAGGAGCTACTGTCCCTGTTCCTAATGTAGCAGTTATAGAATTACCTGTAACCGCGAAAGTTGCTGCGCCTGTTTCGGTAGTGTTTCCTAACGCACTTGTTCCAGCAGACCCAGTGACTGCAAAAGCCGCTGCCCCTGATACACTAACAGTTCCTACCGCACCTGTTCCCGCCACCCCTGTTACAGGGATTTCTAAAACATTTTGTACAGTAGGGGTTCCTAATGCGGTAGTTCCAACAACTCCTGTTACAGCAAGTGGAACACTTTGGTTCCACGCACCCTCACCCCAAGTTCCTCTACCCCATCCTGTTAACGACATAGGCTACCTCATTAGGCTATTCGTATAATAGCGTTACTCGCATCCGCTGTAGGAAACTGAATTGTAAAAGTTCCAGAAGTAGATGTTTTATTAGAAGAAAAATCTAATACTGCCACGGCTTTATCACTGTTAGTGTCGTTGTATATCAACGCACCCATTGCAGTAATTGTAGCTGTGGTAAAGCTGATGTCTGCAAAATCAGTCAAAGCTGTAGTGCCAGAGGTGGTTGGAGCAACTTTAGTAAGAGTACCACCACCCGCCGCGTAAGAGCCGCTGTTGGCTACTTCACCCGTGGTAGTATAAGCCGTGGTTGCTGCACCAAGAGTAGCTGTAGTGCTAGATTTGCCGCCCCCGCCCTCTGCATAAAGTGCCAACTTAAAAGCGTTACCATTTGTTGCGAAATTGTGTGTTCCTAGCATCAACTCTTGTTTAAATGCTGTACACATTGCTTGTGCGATTGCCATTACAGTCTCCCAATAGCGTTTGCTAGTTCCAGTTGTCCAGCTTCACGGACCTTGGCGCAAATACTAGCACGTTCTTCCTTTCTAGCCAACTCTATATAGTATTGTGCTAGATATCTAACCCTATCTTGAAAAGCCTCTGCCTGCAAACGTATGGGTTCCGGGGCTTCATCAGAAATATAAATAAGCTTATTAGCCAACATCTCTGCTATTTGATCGTTAGATAAACCACCGTTTTCAGAGGTCATTATGTTAACGGCCCCCACACTTCCTGAACCTAAATCAAACATGATCGTGTCTCCCAAAAATTACAGGGTCGGACTCTACTGGCTCTGGAGGTTGAATCTTGGACTGTTTTGTTATCAAAAGACTACCGTTTTCAACCGTTTGAACTAAAGGATCCTCTAGTCTATGATACCCATACAGTTTTTCATTATCCGGTACATTAGTGTCCATCAACCCGGATCGGTGAGCTATTTCTATTTTTATACCTTTTGAAATAGCTGTAGCACACCAAAACTCCACACAAGCCCTTCCAGACTCCGCCATGTTTACGTTTTTATAAGTAAAATCTATGCCAAACAAGCATATCTTCTCTACTTTTTTCCAAATAGCGTAAGCCATAGCGTAAGCTACAGTGTTGTTAAAATAACACAGTCCAGTAGCTTTAGCTATTTTTTCCAATGGATACAACTCTATAGCCGGGAAATCGGGATGTTCTACGCAGGAGTATATGGGAGCGGTGTTTTTAGCTAAAAACTCTCTAGCTATTCCCGTCTGGGAACCCGCGTTTTCTGTGTCTATAAACCTAGATACAGGGTCCATCATAAACGTCCTATCAACGTGTATGATACCTCCTATACAGTTTATACCCCAAATTTCATCAAATTCTTGAGAGGCAACTCTAGCTGAAATGTAATCTGCGTAGCTGCCGCCTAAACCGACAATGGCAATTTTCACGAACGGGCCCTTCTTGGTAGCCCCTGCCTGTTTGCGTCATCATTTTCACGGGACTCGCCTAAGTCTTTTAACCTAACTAAGGACTCTATAAATCGTTCGCTGTACATCTTCATAACATCAGCTTCACCTTTCATAAAGGTGTATGCTTCTACCAGACTTCCGTACAAAAGAGCATTAGGTGCGTTTTCACTTAACCAAGTTAAAGTTGTATCAGCAGAGGTTGATACAACGGTCCCGGTAGCCCCGCTTGTGCCCCCTGTAACTGTTTCTCCAACAGTGAAATCTCCCGTAGGAAGAATTATCACAAATACCGTGGTAGAAGTTACTGAGTTAATTGTCGTGCTTTCCCCGCTAGTTCCGCCCGTAATAGTCTCATTAGCTGCAAATGTTCCAGAAACATTGCTTACCGTTAAACTAACTTTACTCTTTGTCAGGCTAACCGGTCTGTAATAATAGTGAATCTCTGTATCAAACGCAGCGTTTGGTGTAGGCGAAATTATAAAGTTGTTTACATCGTACATGGCGTAGTATTTTGGAATACCCGTAGTTGCCGAATTAGGATTGTATTCCTGCACAAAGTTAACATCTTTTTGTAACAAAAATTCTTTAGAGCTAGAGTTTACTATGGATAAACTAAAAGACGCCAAATAATCATCTGGAGTAGCCATGAACTGGTTTCCAGAAGTCATCGCTCCCGACGCGTTTTTTCTAAAAAACTCCAAATCAACACTTTTAAATATGCGTTCTTCAGCGGACCGAATAAACGTATCTAAATGAGAAACAAAAATTGTTTCTTGGTTGTCTGTGTAATCTTTTACAGCCTTTTTTAGCTCTGTATAGGTATAGCTCATGGTGTGTTCGCCTGTCCGCCCATGCCACTGTGGTTAGTGCAATAATAATACAGCGTAGGAGCTCCAACGGCTACTGTTATCTGAGTGTAAGCTCCAGAAGAGCCGGGAGTGCCGCTAGTAGTGACTCCTGTCGTATACTGAGAGCCCCCGCTGTGAGTTCCATCAGAGGTTGTGGAGAACCGTAAAGGGTGACCTGAGTTACTGTTGTCGGATTGATCAAACTTATAGGTACTGCCCTCTGATAGGTTAACGGTGGCTTGTTGTGAGCCGTTTATATAGTATTTATTACCGTATCCGGTGCTAACTACTGTTACGGTGAAGGTGGCTGCTACGACTGTGCTTGTTCCAGAAGCAGTTACAGTTCCTACCGAACCCGTCGCCGAAACTCCCGTAACACTTGCATCGGTAGGGGTTATAACGTCCCCACCAAAAGTTACAGTGCCAATTTGACCTTCCGCTTGTGGGACACGACTTTCATACTGCACTGTCGTTAAGTTAAATATAGGAAACTTTATCGTAATGGATATTTTATTATTATTTGGTCTAGGATCTCTTAAAGTCTGAGGATCGTATACTTTACGAAAAGGACCAAGTTGTGGATGTTTTCTTTCAAACTCATCCTTTCCGACCAACAAACCGTTCCACTCTTTACGCATGTCTTTATAGCGATACTCTAAACCAGAACGGTCAGATATGGCTTTTGCGTGTTTTCCAGTGGCGTATCTAGCCATTAGTTTGTCCTAAAGTAAGAATATTCGGGAGTAACAGTAAAGCTTGACCTGTCGCGGTCTTCTCCCATAGCCCTTTCAAACTCTTCTTCATATATCGCTTTTAACATTTGAGTGCGATTAGGTGCTCTTTTCAATGAAATGTAATAAGCCAGCCCCGCAGCTAAACAAGGATAAAACCGAAAAGGCACGTCCATCGTGTTAATCGCAGTGTCGCCATCATCAATACGAGTTAAAGCATTATACACGATAACATCTGTACTGTTATCAGGAGTGGGCCATATCCGTAAACTAGGCGTTACTTGCCTGTCCAAAAAAAATTGTGTAGGACGACCTTCTGTAGACTTACTCGGAATGTTAAGATCGTCGTCCCGACTGACGCGGGTTAAAGAAAAATCTGTGCTGCTTCTTGTTACTACGGCGCTCAATATATCAATTACATCCGCAGCCAAAGCATATGTTCTTGTACCGGAAGTTAGAGCTTGAGTTCTTTGTGCGATAGTCCACTGATTCAGCCCTCTGTTAGCCCATTCGGCCAACATAAGGTTCAAAGAACGCCTTGCTGTAGTTAAATCGTAACCTGTTCTAACCTCTAAGCCGCAACGCTCAAAGGCTTCTTCAACGTATTCAGCTACATCTAGCTCAAAATTTACGCTTCCCGAAACAGCCATTATTTGTCATCCGCATACAAGTTGTTAAAAATCTGATTTACATCCATTGTATAGTCTAAATCAGATTTTGAATAGTGTATATGCTGTGATGGCAAGAAGTCAGGAGCGCCTTGCCCTGTTTCAAACCATGCTGGATGTGTAACACGAACGCGGTTATTTGGCAATGCAACGATGTTTCCAGTGTACTCTCCGGCGTCCAAAAGCTCTAAAACATGGCTTTGTTTATGCTGCGCCGGATCATCTGCTATCTCGCTTTCCGTGTAATCAACGGTAAAATAGTATTTAGCCGGAAAGAAGTCCGGTCCCACTTTAGCTAACCAAGGACAAGGGTGCGCCCGGTCCATGCGATAAACGGCATGAGTGTGAGACATGCAATCCCACGGTTGAGCCAAGTGAACCGGCATAGGCTCCGGCCACTGCTCAAAAGGGGTATCTCCAACAAGGGCTGTAATTGGCATACGAGCCCACATAGCACCGCCATGTACGTTAGGGTCATCCGTGCCATCAGTTTCGCATCCGGTAAAAATCATTTGAAAGCTTAAACAACGGCTTGGCATGGTCGTGACCGCAATAGCCATGCCGTGTAAAAACTCGCCATGATAGTTAGAATGATTGCACGTATACTCTCTTCGCACCCAGCATTTAAAGTGCGGAATATTACTTTGAAGATAGGGCAAGCTACTTTACCTTGCCGCCTTTTGCCATGCCTTTTTTCTTCATGCCAACCATGCCGCCTTTAGCATAGCCTTTTTTCTTCATCATCATGCCGCCACCGGCCATCTTCTGGACTTTACCGCCTTTGGCGTAGCCCTTCTTTTTCATGCCGACTGCACCGCCTTTAGCGTAAGAATTATGAGATTTGGCAAGATCTTCAGCATATTTCACCATGCTTTGATACTCTTCCGCAGCGGCGGAATCTTCTCCGCGGTAACCGCTCATTTTTGGTTTAGTAGGTTTAATTACAACTGGCATTTTACTCTCCTATGTTTAACTTACAGAACCACTGGTTCTTTTTCTACGATTTGACATAACGGCACCACAACCTCGTGCTACCACCGTTCCCGGAACAGATTTACCCTTAAACGGACGTTTAGGCTTTGTTACAGCCCCGCCATTCCTTAAACCTGTTACCTTCGCAGCTTTTGTGTTAGCGACTGTAGTTTTTCCTTTAGATCCTGCCCGCTTCTTCTTACGAGCCGTTGTAGCTCGTTC